ACGAGGCGGCAAACGAAGTGACCATAGCCAACCTGGAGGCTCGCTATGCACGACTTGAGATTCGTAAGAACCGGGTGGAGATCAGGCGCGAGGAGATCTTTCGGGATCCGAAGTGTGCCGAGCTTCGCGATCTGGACATGGCTGCTATTTGCCCTGACTGGGCTAGTGAGTTGCGCGAACGCGCCGCCACCCTTGGTGGAGACGGAGATACGTGACGTCCCTACCGCGGTTCGGGTGAAGATGCCGGATAAGTGTTTTGGAGATCACCAGCCCCCACAGCCTTTCTCGTCAGAGGGCAGGTTACCCATTGGGCAACTTGACGATTGGGCTGAAGGGCTGGCGACCACATTGGAGAAAGAGTGGGCTACAAATGCCGAGTGTCGACTGTTGAACGAGCAACGGGCACAGCCTGCAGCGCCTCTCGCAGATTCGACATAGCCTTCTTGATTGTCGACTGGCGCTCTGTCCCGATCACCTGGTTGCGCTTGAACGGCGCGTCGTAGTCACTCTCCTGTAAACCATCGAGGTAGTCCCGAATGTCCTGGGCCTCCTCTTCGTCGAACGTGACGAGATACTGCCGGCGAATTATTTGCTTAATCTCCATCTACGTCGACGTTGAGTTCTGTAACATTACCCTTGCCGGATCCCTCGAACAGATCCCTGCTTTCTGATTGAATCTCGATCTCGGCGGTCTCCCACATCAGCCGGCGCAGCCGATTCATGGTGTCATCAGACGGCTCGGTGATCTGAATTTTAGCGTTCATCGTTACCTGATTCGGCGTGCCCAATTCGATCTCAGGCGGGGTCAGCCGGCAGTCCTTCAATTCGAGTGGATTTTTCGGATCGTCATAGATCCGCACTGTCAGGCCTTCTGGCTTTCTAGTAGAAACCAGCTTCAATGTGGGAATGGTGATGTGTCCCTGCTCGCTGAATAGCGTCTTCGACAGGGCGTGCTCGTCCACCTCGTGTGGAAACAGCATGTCCAGGATCTCTGGGCCGCCAATGATTGTGAATGGGATGTCTTCGGCTTCGACTTTTTCGTTTTTGCCGTGTCGCTCTGGACGGGTGTTGATGGTTTCGAATTCGGCGCTCGTACGTGTTAGATCAAATTGCATATCGCTCTCCGTTTTAGTTATTTGACTCGCCAGACGCGGACGCGCTCGCGGCCTCGCTCTTCTACTTTTGCATATCGGAAGCGCCAGGCTTTATCTCGATTGAGATTGCCTATCGTGTTCCGGATCTGCTGGTACTCGTCAACAGGAAAGGCCTCAGTGTCGCCAACGCCCCAGCTTCTAAACGGGTACGGCGAGTAATTGCCACGTGTATCCGGCGGTGGCGGCGCCCCCTTCCAATCGATTTCTTCTTTGTCGCTCATGTTATTCCTCACGGATATAAGTGACCTCGTGCATGTCCTGCTTCAGGTTCAGCGTGTGTGTGATCGCGCTATCCGGTGCATCGATGGTGGCGACGACTATGCCGTCTTCCTTAATTTCGATGTTTGATGTGACCTGGTAGACCTGGTTGAGGTGGTTGCTGATCTTGGCAAAGTCTCTCTCGGTGGCTGACTTCAGAATGAAGGAGCCGCCGACCAGCAGATTACCGGTGAAGATGTAGCCAAGCTCGCAGTCGATCCCCACAAATGTGGAGCTATACCACAGCGATGAATCGGTGCGGTCGATGAGCGTGTAGCCCTCGGACTCCATGTCTTTGGCGATGCCAGTGATGCCGGAGCCGTACTCGTAGCCGGCGAAGCCCAGAACCTGGGGGCGGCCCTGGTCGGCATTTACAGCCGCTATTCCCAAGGCGATGAACATGATCAGGACCGTCATTTGGTTAGTCATTTTGTTACCCTCAAATCAATGATTTACAGTCCCTTTTTACCACATCAACACTACAGCTACAAGGGTATACTTAACTTAATTTTCTGCCCAGTTCTCGGATCCTTGATATAGCCCTCGCGGATGATCAGATCGATGCATTTCTTGGTCAGCCAGGTGTCGGTCAGGGCATAGTCGATGACCTGGCCCATCTTGCCCTGCTGCCACAGGATCGGGGCGAAGGCGCCGCTATGCTTCTTGGTGATCCTGAAATTGACCTTCACGAAGTCATCGAGCTTGTAGCCTTTGGCGTACTTGTCGGCGCCGGATGCCGTCTTCGCTTCGACGTACAGGTCCCAGTTCTTGCGCGGGTCAAAGTCGATGCCATGGGCAGCGATGAGTTTGTTGTCGAAGTGGATCTGATTAAAGCCGATGACGTGTTCCGAGTCATCGATCAATGCAGCGAAGTCGGACAGATTGTCTTCACAGAATATCCGGTATTGGCCGACGTGGTAATCGTAGACGCTGATGACCGAGATCCCCATGCCGAGAAAGTCGGTCCAACCTTTGCAGTAGTGGATGTTCGGCCGGAGCGGTTCGTTCTTGTCCGGGATAGCGTTCTTGATTTCGCAGTCGTAGATGATTGCTTTCATTGTTATTCCTCAGTGTTGCGTAGCCAGGAGGTTGCCCAGCTGCTCGACGATCTCGTCTTTGATGCCGGCGTTGTAGACGCTGGCCTCGCCGTCAACGAATACGAATACCAGGACGCCATCGATCTCGCTGTCCCGGTGGTCCATGATCACCTGCTTCAGGATTCCCTCGAGTTCGAAGTCGTCATCGTCAGCCATTGTCGTCAGTCCCTTCTATTTCGACCACGCGCTTCAGCGTCTCGGGATGCATCACGAAGCACTGGCCGTCGAGCATGTCGGACATCTTGTAGATGTGCGGGTCCGGTATCCGCGGGGTGTACATCCAGGTCTTGACCCACGGTCGCCACGGCCAGGTGAACCAGCGATCATGAAACGTCCTCATCACTTCCGTTGCCTTTCCCGGCACCGTCAGCAGGTGGTTGGTCATCACTCTCTGGCCCCTGATCATCGTCGGCAGGTTCTGGTGGTTCCGAAAATTGCGCGAGGTATTCATCGCTCACCTCTCCAAGTAGCGTGAAATGTTTCAGCTTGTATTCGTGTCCGGTCTGCTCGCGGATCGCCTCAGCGAATGGAATCATCTGATGCACCCGCGCCAGGTCGGCCGCAACCAGCGGCATCACCGAGTTACTGCCGGACAGTTCCACAGCGATCACGCCCTCGTCCCCGGTGTCGCCCGTGGTGATAAAGGCGAATAGCTCGTCAACTACATATCCCATGCCGTCTTCATCTCCTTGATCAATTGCTCGGCCTCTTCTCGTGTGATGCGCAATTCGTAAGCGCGCCATTGGTTAGCGATTGCGATGACCAGATGCTGGTCTGTGTGTCTGGACCGCAAGTCATCCTCGGCTTCTGTTTGCCAGGCAGCTGGGGGCTGGTAGCGCTCGGCTCTCTGGCTGCTGCTTGCTATAGGTCGGATAAGCAGTTCCATCAGCGTTCCCGATTCAGGACCTGCTGGCCCTCGTATGTCAGCGTGTACTGGATCCAGTTCATGCAGGCGACCTTGTTGCCTTGGCCGACTGGCTGATCGATGAGCGCCCGGCGAACCAGTTGCTTCATCCAGGCCGGCGGGATCTTCCGACAGTGACCAGACTTGGTCATGAGCGCGCCGGCACTGCCAGGCTTGACGGTGAACAGCATGCTCCCTGGTTTTGCCAAGAGGGCGAGCACTGCCAATAGCGCCGGATCCAGTGGCTTCGCCGGCTCGAACTCAAGAGGTTTGTCGACCTCGTCTGTATCGTAATCTGGGTCAGCCATTGGATGCCTGCTCGTCGTGGACAGTGGATTTCACTCGCTTTACAGCCCGCCTAATCTTCCATAACGGGATATTCGACTTACACGGGGCGGGTAAGATTCGTCGTTTCATCGACTCTGACCTCCGTCATATCTGCCGTAATTTTTTCTGGTAACAGTACCGGCCATTCGCAATTCGGACATTCGACTGAAAGTGGGCCAACCGGCCCCTCTGCTATCCAGTTGTGTGTACACATGGCGCATCGCATTGATGCGTGATACCAATATTCAATCCTCGGCATGAGTAGCCTGCTCGTCGTGGTCAGGAACTGGGCCATCAGTGAATCCGTAGGGTTTTCCATCCACTAAAACTATGTGGGTATCCCAGTCGATCCGTTCGTCAATTCCGCCGTAATTTTCTACGGTCACATTCGATCCGGATTCATTTACTTCACTCATCCAAACCTTTTGTAAATGATCGATAAGCTCCGGACGCCCGCTAACCTCAACGACTTCAGCCATCGCGGTGTCTAAGTTGCTCCTGTGTGGTCTGTATAGGATCACTGTTCTTTCTCGTCAGTCGCGCTGGCTCCGCTTCACTGGCAGCAGCGCCTTGGCGTGCATCTCCTTGATCCAGGTGATCACCTCAGGATCTTCGAGCAGCGCCTTAGCTGCTTTGAGATCCGTGTGTATGTCGGTCTCGACGTACTCGCCATAGTGAATGATGATCGAGCCGAGCTTGCATAGCAGGCCCTGGTTGGGTTTCATCGGTGTCGTGCTCATAATAATTTCCTTGCCGTGGTTTGCAGTTCGATGCCATGCAGTGGCCAGCTTTGCAGAGCAGAGCCTAGCCATGTTTTCATCCTTCTTCTGCGGCTCCGTTGGTCCAGTGCGTGACCTTGAATCGTCCGAACGGTCCCTTACAATCCGGCCGGAAGTCACCGAGGCCGATTCGTTTTCCGGAGGCATCGACGATGTCTCGGAAGAGTTTCTCGCCGATGATCTCGGTGTCCAGGTCGCACGAGAACGATAGCTCCCAGTCATTAAAGATCGGCCGATGACAGAGGATCCTGCCGCCGGTCGAAGGGATGCGAACTGGCCGCGTGTCCACGGTCCAGCCTTCCTTGCTGACAATCGGAATGGTCAACTGATCGATGGTCAGGCACGCCGGAATCAGCGAGCTTTTCAGCGTCGTGATCTTCGACTTGCCGGCCTTGAAGAATTTTCCGCCATCCAAAATGCACCGAAAAAGATTCGGGTTCGGGATCATCTCGACGCCTTCCTCGTCGATATATAGACGCGCCTCTGCCTGCTCCAGTGGCGTGCCGCGGTCTGCAGTAGTCATCGCAGTCGTTGAACCGGATGATGCTTTTTGTGCTGCCGCGTCCGTGAATTTGTTACAGAGTAACGGCGTAATACCTTGAATCGTAATGTGAAGTTCCATCATATTTCCTCTTATTATAGTTACCTTGCTTTGCTTCGCCTTGCGTTGCCCGGCCTCGCTCCGCCGTGCGCTGCCTCGCCCAGCCACTCCTCGCCAAGCAGTGCCGTGCCCAGCCTTGCTACGCCATGCACCGCTGCGCCACGCGACTCCGCGCCACACCATGCCGTGCTCTGCCAGGCCGCGCCGCGCCCGGCTACGCTCCGCCGCGCCAGACCCGGCCTTGCCATTCCATACCTCGCCTTGCCGTGCATTGCCAGACCACACCTCGCCAGACCTCGCTGCGCCACGCCGGACCCAGCCTTTCATAGCGCTGCCTAGCCGGGCCTCGCCTTGCCTCGCTGCGCGTAGCCTAGCCTAACCGTGCTCCGCCGCGCCCGGCCATGGATCGCCCCGCATTGCCGGGCCAGTCCATGCATCGCCATTCCACGCTGGGCCATGCCAGGCATCGCTGTGCCTAGCCGCGCCGGGCCGCGCTACGCTTCGCCGTTCCACGCCGTGCCCAGCCTTGGCATGTTTCTAAAATGGAATGTCGTCATCGAAGTCTTCTTCTGACGTGCCAGGATCGTCGAGATCCTTCGGCGGTGGCTCGCTGTCATCTGCTTGCTGGCGTGCGCGCGATGGCTTCCCGTCCTGGTCTCGCTCCGCTGGATGCGGGGGCCGGGCGCTGTCTCCCTTGCGATCAAGGAAACTGAATCGCCGTACCCGGATCTCAGTCGAGTAGCGATCGATGCCGTCTTTGTCAGTCCACTTGTTGGTGCGAAGCTCGCCCTCGACGTAGACCTGGGCACCCTTCTTCAGGTATTTTTCGATGGTCTCGGCGTCCTTGCCGAAGGCCACGCAGCGGTGCCACTCGGTGTGCTCTTTCTGCTCGCCGCTCTGCTTGTCTTTCCAGCGACTGGTGGTCGCCACACTGAAGTTCGCTGCGGCCGAGCCGCTTGGCATGTATCGGATGTCCGGGTCAGCGCCCAGGTATCCGATGATCATTGCTTTGTTCAGGTTACCCATCGTTGTTCGCCTCCTCCGGAAACGGAATGTCTATTTTCGCCATCTCTTCGTTGATGCCGGCGTGGAACAGGTGCATCTCAATCTCGCCACCGGGGACTGGCACCAGCGTGCTCGCGATGTACTGGATGTCGGCGTCCATCATTGGAAAGTCTTCACCGGTCTTCACCATGACAAACTCGTGCGTCTCTTCCTGGTCGTCTTCGATGATCAGGCACCACACGAACACGGCGATCTTCTGAATCTGCTCGCCCTTGGCCATGAGGATGTTGCTGTCCTTGAATATCTGCGCCTGGAACTCGAGGCACTCGACCAGGTGACCCTTCACCCGGATGGCAAAGTGATTGGAGTTCGGTACCGGCACCTTCAGGACCTTGAGAGATCCCTTCACCTGACCGACAGCCTGGTCTCGCTCTTCACGGTGATGCCATGCTGCGCGATCTCCTCGGCATCCGGACGTTTCTCGTGCCATTCCCTGGCCAGAGCATTGAGTTTCGATTGTGAGAAAGTGACCAGGTCTACGGGCAGATCGCCCTCACCAATCGCGTGGCAGGCGTGTTCGATGTTATGGACCTCTGCAGTCCAGACCTTGGTCGCTACGGTGGAAGCGCCTGTGAGGCTGCCCCTGCCGATCGCCGGCTTGGCCTCTGGCTCTGGAGTGTCGGCTGCCATGTTAAGGATGGCCTCTGAGGTTGCGGCATCGCCGGCTTCCTCGGCCTCCTCGGCGGCAGCGAGAGCCGTTTCTTCGGCCTCCCTTCGTTGTTGTTCTTGTAGCTCTCGCTGCCTTTTCTCTTCGACGTTGTGCCAGATCGTCATCTTTCCTTTGACCTGGTTGTCGGCCATGTCGAGGACATCGCGGACCTTCTTGAATTCGGCATTGATCAGTCGCACTCGTTTGCCGTACGGATCCACAAGTTCCTTTCGCTGGTCCTCGAGGCGCTTCCTGATTCCGGACACGACCTTTCGGAAGTCGGTCCCGTTCTCGTAATCTTTTCGCTCTTCGATCTCTGCTCGGCCTGCCTGCTCGAGCAGGTCATTCGCTTTCTCCAGTCCCTGCGTCACCGTTACTGCTAACGTCGCTGTCGACACAATCAATTCTTGGGCCATTTTTATAATTCCTCATTCGGTATTGCCAGTTGATATAGGCCGCTGTGTTTTGCACTTCCGTGTCGATGCTGTTCATGTGGAACATCGCTTCCTGGGTGGTGGTGATCGGCCTGAGATTCTTAAAATAGCTGAGGGACTCCCTCTGCGTTTTGGACGACCGCGTGCTGGAACCTGGTCCCTGCTTTGAGATGCTCATTGAACGCTCCCGCCTTCGATCTGAATCGCGCAATCCATTCATCGCTGCGAAATTGCAGCAGCGTGTGGAGGCGCTGTTTCTCAATCGGGTGTCTGGGATCGTAGCTCACAAACACCAGCAGGTCCTGTTCGGGTGAGCATTCCAGCTGCAGTTGAGTCTGATCGACGTGCCACTTGCCCATGCCATAGCGGACGGTCTTGGCATGATTGCCTTCTTTACCCGGGCATTTGATCTCGCCTACCCAGTTCTCGCTGGTGTCGATGAAGTCGATCGAGACTCCGAAGCATGGAAATTCTGGGTGCTCTTTGAATCCTGGCGAGTAGATGATGTCGGAGTTCCTCAGCACCTGGTAGGTCCTGGCGGCCTCGAGTTCGTGAGCGGATCCCCAACGCATGTACTCGTTGGCATTGCCCTGTTCAGTCTCGAAGGCGAGCTTGATCTCCTCAGTTGACCAGGTAAGCTCGTCGGCCATTTCATCGAGCAGGCGATTCAATTCGTGCGGGTTGCCGAGGTTGGCCATGTATCTGCTGATCCGATCGGACCCGGTCGCGTGACCAAGGCGATCGGTATACCATGGGACGTCTCGTTGTTTGTCTTCAAGCGCTCCGAACTTCGCCATCATCGCTCTCCGGTTTATTACCATGCTGGTCGACGCCGTGTTGGCGCTGGCAGCCAGGACAAACGACAGGATAGCCGTCACCGCTGCCAAGATCTTCACCGCACCACTGGCACAGCGCGCCCTCGAGCATGAGATCTGCTATTTCACCCATGGGCTACACGTCTTCGTTTGCTCACTCGTCGAGTCATAGTGCGGATGTTGCCGAGACTGATGGCCATTCTGGCTTGGAAGCTATCGAGTGCCATGGCTCGTCTCATCTTCTGGCTGGTGGTTCTTTTGTTCCAGTAGATGAGTGCCACGTCGCAGGTCGTGCAGACTCCCTCGCGCGAGATTTTGTGAGTTCTCGCCGTTCGTGGGCACAGCTTACATCTTCGTACTGTCATTGCTGATTCTCCTTTGGTTCCTCGCGCTTGCTCATTAGAGCGGCTTTCGATTCGTACGTGGACGCGATGTCGGTAAGCTCTTTGAGGGTGAGGTCGTAGTCGCTGGCGAACACGTGGGTGCCAGACTCCGCCGTCTTCAGATCGTAGTGGGCCACGGCCTGTAGCAGTAGGTCATGGCATTCTTTGAACTTGGTAATCGGAAGCTCTTCCATCACCCGGCATTCGAATTTTTCGTAGACCCTGCCGACTCGCATGTGCGCTCGCTTACACAGCACGCGCAGCTGGTTGGCCTGGTCTTTGTCGACAAGCTCGACTGCCTCGCCGACGATCGGTGACTCGTCCGGCGGGTCCGGCTCGATGTAGCTCTCGGCCACGTTCGACAAATTGATCGCCCGGTCGAGTCGCTCGTTGCCACCAGGCCACTGCTTTCGGCCGCGCTTGATGGCGGTCTTAACGCACATTTCCTGGAAGTCGGTGACCCACGGGCCGCTCGGTTTCTTCTTCTGGTCTCGAGGATTGAAAGCCTCGGATTTCTCAGCCACCCTCAGGATCTCGTCTATCGGCATCCATGTGGTGTGCGGGACCGGGGAGTGCAAGATGTGAGCGATGCAGTAAGCGCCGACGATGTCTCCCATATCCGAGAGCTTCATCAGCGGGTCCGTGGTGTGTAAGACGCTGGGGCTTGTGCCTCGAGTAAGTTTGAAATTACCGCTTCTGACTTCTTCTTCGTAGACGGCCACTGCCTGTATGTTGGTGACGAGGCCGCCGTCTGTCGCGAGCTTGATCAGTCCTCGATAGCCAGGGTCGAAGCAGCAGATAACATAGTTACCTTGCCTTCGGGGGATAAGAAAGCCGTGCTGCAACACCGGGTTCAACGAGAGGCCGATAGCCGCGACATTGATGACGGCGTCCTCTATGGTCTGGGGAATGCAACGCTGCAGGTATGGGCTACGTCGCATGATCTGAAGGGCGAATCCAGCTTCTTCCTGGTAACGGACCAGGCCACCCGCCGTGCGGGCCATCTTTTCGAAGGCTGGTTGGACGTGGGCGATGGCTTGCTCGACCACCATCATGGTATTTTGTTCGGCCATTGTCGCTCCTTATTCTTGTTACCCTCACAGCCAAGGTACATCACAGAACCGCACAGTACAAGGGCTTATTGATCTCCGGCGAGGTATCAGATAGATTGGATTCCCGAGGGTAACAGAACAATAAAATTGGGCATTCAGTGGCGAATACTTATCCGTACTTCCCGTTCTACGTTTCGGATTTCGACGGCGACACCAGGCACATGTCGGTGGAGTCGATCGGCATCTACATCCGCCTGCTGATCTACCAGTGGACCAATGGAAGGATTCCGTGCAGCGAACCGATGATGATCAGAATCGCTGGCTGCTCGCACGATCAGTTCATGGAATGCTGGGAGAACGAGGTCGGTCAGTGCTTTGAGAAATTTGATGA